GCGTCGCTGCTCGGCATCACCACGGTGGCCGGGAACCTCGTCGACCAGCCTCTCTCCCCCGAGGCTCGTGCGGCGCTGGAGGACTTCGCGCTGTTCCGGATGCGGTACTTCGGTCGGCAGAGCACGCCCTGGCAGGAGCGCGCCGCGTACGACGTGCTCCGTGCGATGCAGACGGAGGCGCGTGAGTACGTCGTCACGAACTGCCCGCCCGGCTCCGGCAAGTCGACGCTGTTCACCCACGACATCCCCTGCTGGCTGATCGCACGGGATCGCACCATCCGTATTCAGATCGGCTCCCGCACCGAGCGTCAGGCCCGGATGTACGTGGGCCGGATCAAGAAGTCCCTGGAGCGCGACGCGCCGATGCGCGCCGACGCGGACTCCCTGGCGCAGGGCACCGCCTTCGACGCGGTCGGCACCCTCCAGGACGACTATGGCGCGTTCAAGCCCGAGGGCCGCTCGGAACTGTGGCGGGCTGAGGCCCTCGTGGTCCGGCAGACCGACGGCGTCTCCCTCGACGACAAGGAGCCGACCTGCTCCGCGTGGGGCCAGGACTCCGGCTTCCTCGGTGGCCGCTTCGACCTCGTCCTGTGGGACGACCTCGTCGACCGGAAGAACAGCAAGACGACGGAGTCGCGCGACTCGCTCATCGAGTGGTGGGGCACCGAGGCCGAGACCCGTGTCGAGCCGGGCGGGGCGCTCATCCTCCAGGGGCAGCGCATCGGGGCGTTCGACCTCTACAAGTACGCGCTGTCGCAGAAGAACCTGGACGAGTCGAAGAAGTACCGGCACATCAAGTACCAGGCCCACGACGACGAGCGGTGCCAGGGCGTGCACGAGGGACCGGACGTGAAGGCGTGGCCGGACGGCTGCCTGCTCGATCCGCACCGTCTCCCGTGGGCGTTCCTCCAGACGATCAAGGTGAACTCCCCGCGCGTCTTCGAGGTCCAGTACCAGCAGGAGGACGGCTCTGCCGTCGGCGGTCTGGTGGACCCGGCGTGGATCACGGGAGAGGTGGACGCGGACGGCTACCCCGCCCCCGGTTGCCTGGACAAGGAGCGGAACTACGGGGAGATCCCGCCGCACCTGACCGATGGGCGCGGGTGGTCGTTCGTCACGGTGGACCCGTGACCGTCCCAGTGGTGGGGGATCATCTGGTGGGTCTACGACCCGGAGACGAACAACCGCTACATCGTCGACATCATCCGGCGCAGGCTGACCGCGCCCCAGTTCCTGTCGCTCGACCTGACCACCTTCGCGTTCAGCGGGGTGGCCGAGGAGATCCGCCTGAAGGCGAACGACATCGGTGCGCCGCTCCAGGTCATCATGGTCGAGGTCAACGCAGCCCAGCGGTGGCTGCTCCAGCAGCCGCACATCCAGGAGTGGATGAACGCGACCGGGGTGCGCTTCATCCCCCACACCACGACGATCAACAAGTCCGACCCGAAGTACGGCGTCGAGTCGATCGCCGACTTCTTCCGTCAGGGGCGGGTCCGCATCCCGTGGGGAGGGATCGGCTCCCGGCTGAAGGCCGAGCCGCTCATCTCGGAGTTGCAGAACTACCCCGACTCGGAGACGACCGACCTCGTGATGAGCACCTGGTTCCACACCCTCGCGATCAACAACCACTTCACCCGGATGCGGCGCGAGCCGTACCGGAGGGACGTGCCCGAGTGGGTCTCCGGTCGCGGCGCGGGAACGCCCGTGCGCCGTGGTCTCTCCTACGCACGCTGAAGGCTCTACCCTGTCCTTGACGGACCCCGGCCTCCGTGACCGCCGAGTACCCACGACAAGGCTCCTGAGAGGGAACCCATGAGGTCTGCCGACGAGGTGCTCGCCCTGTTCCAGGAGCGCCGCAAGTTCTACTCGCCCATCCACGCAGGGATGGCCGAGATCGCCTCGATCTATGACGGCCTCGCTCAGATCAACCTCCCCGACATGGGGCGCGACGAGCCTTCCGCTGTCCCCAACCTGCTTGCCCAGGGCGTCGACCAGATGGCGGGACGCATCGCCTCGGTCATGCCCCAGGTCGTCTTCGCCAGCGAGAACCCCGGCAACCGCACCGCCGACCGCCGCTCGCTCACCGCAGCGAACGTGGTGCAGGGCTGGTGGGAGTCCGACCGGCTCCCCATGAAGATGAAGAACCGCGCGCGCAACCTCGTCGCCTACGGCATGGCCCCCGCCGTCCTGCGGTACTGCCCGATCCGCAAGATGCCGACGTGGGAGGTGCGCTCCCCGATGGAGTGCTACCCCGCCGTCGACCGCATCCCCGGCACGATCCAGCCGGTCGACGTGATCTTCGCCTACCAGCGGTCGGTCGGCTGGTGCCGCGCGCAGGGCTACGACTTCGCCGTCTCGCAGATCACCGGGCGGTTCGACACCCGCAACGACACCCTGATGCTGCTCATCGAGTACATCGACACCGACGGCGTCACCCTCGCGGTGGCCGGGCACTCGGACCCGAACTCGACGATGTACGGCTGGACCCAGTACGCCCAGTCGGTGCCCACCTCGATGCGCGCCGTCGCGGTGGAGACCTACCCGACGAACGGCATCATGACGGCGACCGTCCCCACCCGGCTGACGCTCAACCGTCCCGGTGGGCAGTTCGACTCGATGATCGGCATGTACTACGCGCAGTCGAAGTTGATGGCGCTGGAGGTGCTCGCGGTCGAGAAGGGCATCTTTCCCGACGTGTACCTGGAGTCCCGCCAGGGCGAGCAGGCCCGCTTCATCGACGGCCCGTACGACGGCCGCACCGGGCAGATCAACATTGTCGCGGGCGGCGTGATCCGCGAGCAGTCGAACAACCCCGGCTACCAGACCCCGCAGACGATCGACCGGCTGGAGCGCAGCCAGCGCGTCACCGCTGGCATCCCCGCCGAGTTCGGGGGCGAGTCCGGCTCGAACATCCGTACGGGGCGTCGCGGCGACGCGGTCCTGTCGGCGGTCATCGACTTCCCCGTGTCGGAGGCCCAGGAGGTCTTCGGCTACGGCCTGGTCGACGAGAACAAGGCCGCGATCGGCCTCGCGAAGATGTACGACGGCGGCGAGACCCGGCACATCTACGTGGGCACCGGGAACACCCGGATGCCCGTCACGTACGTGGCCGACAAGGTCTTCACCCACGACGAGCACATGGTCGCCTACCCGGTGGTGGGCACCGACATGAACAGCCTCATGGTCGGCCTCGGTCAGCGCGTCGGCATGGGCATCATGTCGAAGAAGTCCGCCGCCTACCTCGACCCGTTCATCTCCGACGTGGAACTGGAGCACGACCGGATCATCGCCGAGGGTATGGAGCAGGCCCTGGTGTCCGGCATCCAGCAGCAGGCGGAGTCCGGCCAGATCCCGCCGATGATCCTCGCCAAGGTGATGAACCTCGTCGCGAACGACAAGATGGAACTGGCCGAGGCGATGGCGAAGGTCACCGAGGACGCACAGAAGGCCGCAGCCGAGCAGGCCGCAGCGCAGGGCCAGGGGCAGCAGGGACCGATGGGTGCCGAGCAGCAGATGGCTCCGGGCGCTGCCTCCCTGTCCGGCTCACCGATTCCCGGGGCGTCCCCCGGGCAGAACGACCTGGCATCCCTGCTGGGGACGCTCCGCACTCCACTCCGAGGCGTGTCCGATCGCACGGGCACGACCGACAACCGTTCAGGAAGGGCAGCAGTCTGATGGCTGACAACTCTCGCAACGACAGCGGCTTCCGCGCTCAGGTGATCGAGACCAGCATCCCGATGCCAGGAGGCGGCGACCCGATCGGGCGCGCCGAGATCGACCTCACGCAGAGGAACGACGCGGCGAGCAACAGCGTCGCGCCCCAGGGAAGCACCGTCGATCAGGTGATGGCGAACCGCTGATGGCCGACAAGAAGCCCAACCCCTTCGCCGGGAAGCAGGCTCCGCCGTTCGGCAAGAAGGCCGCGCCGAGCAAGCCAGCGGCAGGCAAGGGCAAGGGCAAGCCGATGACGAGGGGTGGAGGACGTGGCCGATAGGGGCGGGCGTCGCCAGGGACAGCCAGGTCGGT